GCTGATAGACCTTCACCGCGCCCCAGAGCTGCTTCTCGATCTGCATCCATGATCCACTCGTGAAGATGCACTGTCCGCGCGGGAACTCATGCAGGAACCAGAGCACAAGCGGAGCCACAAGGCGCGCCGTTTTGCCGCTGCCGTTCGCCGCGACTACACTCGTCGGCTGTTCCATCGCCACCGACTCCATGGCTTCGCACTGCCAAAGATATGGCGTGATTCCCAAGACTCGGACGCAGAACTCAGTCGGGGTCATTTCTTCGCCTTTGCCCGTGCGATTTCCACGAGGGTAGAAAGGTTTTTGTCTTGCTCAACCGATAGTGGTAGCTGCATAACTGGTGATCCATCCGGTCCGCTGATCTCCTGCTTGTCAGACTGTCCGAGCATGTTCTTCCCTAGGAAGATGAGCATGGAAACATTGCCAGCGAGTGCAACCTCGATCTGTTTTTTACGCAGTCGGGTTTTCCCATTCTCACGCCCTTTTGTGATAACATCGGAAAAACGGTCAGTGAGCGTGTCCACAGAACAGCCTACGATAGCCGCGATTTCTTTGTTTGGACATCCGATGCCTGCCAGCTTTTCGACAAGATCACCGTCAATCTCTAGCTTCGGTCTGCCGCCTTTGTTTGGTTTCTCACTCATAGGTCATCAGATTGGAGCGCATCGGTCGGAGTTGCACCGCCCTTTTCATCCTGGATGGATGACGTGTCACTGGATTCACTTGATGCGCGTTTTGGTTTGCCGAGATACATTCCCGCGCCGCGACGCTCAATTTCACTAAACGGTAAAATCGGAACTGTCAAGCGGGATTTTGCGGCGGGGTTCAAAAAATAGATGTAGCGGAGTTGGAAGCCTGGGAGTGGTTTCCATCCAGCGTCTGAGAATTGCTTCATGGATGCACCGCCCGTTTCTTTTGCATGGTTGCCTTTTGTTACGGTAACGCGACTCAGTAACTTTCCGCGTTCAGGCCTGCGTGTGTCGGTCGCAACCATTCGAGTGCATGTCTCACCACTTGGCGCCTGCCAGATCTGATTGTTTGCCTTGATCCCAGTCAGCACAAACCCGCTTGCTCGATAGATTGTCCCGTCGCCACATTGCGTTCCATCCGCAAAACTCACCACCCATTCGATATGGGGGTAAGCCTTGCGAATCAATCGCATCGCCACGGCAATTGCCCTGCTTTCGGAATTGCGAGGAAGCCAGTCCGCGAACGCCATGCGGTTCAGCTCTAGAAATCCGTTCCATCCCGTGTTTTCAACTAGCCCTTGAATTTTACGCTTGTCGAGCGACGGTCCGAACTGCATTGCGCCGCCGCATTTTCCATCAAGAAAGACGCCAAAGTGCAACTGCGAGTTTTGCACCACCTTCCCCGAGTAATGGCACGACTTCACAATCCGCGCGGCGTCCTGCGAGCTGATCGGCTTTACGATGATTTCTTTTGCGCTCATGCTCGGTTGAATGATTGGCAGATGAACGCTAGTGCGTTGCCGTTGCTGTTTTCGTTCACGGCTGACTCGCCATGCCCCATGCTTTTTGCTTTTGCGATTGCCGCTTGCACATCCTCGGCTTGCTCGTCGTGGACAGTGAATGTCATTTGCTGAAACGGTTGTTTGTCGCCATCCGCTAGTTCTGGCATCCCAGCTTCTTCCACATCGAACTGTCCTAGCTCCTCATCGGTGAATCCTGTCAGGTTCAAATCAAAGTCAAGTTCCCGCAAGTCTGCCAGTTCCAATGACAGCATCGTTTCATCCCATCCGCTGTTGAGTGCCAGCTTGTTGTCAGCGATGACGTAAGCCTTACGCTGCGTTTCAGTGAGATGATCAAGCCTGATGCACGGCACCTCGGTGAGTCCGAGCTTCTGCGCTGCCATGATGCGACCGTGACCGGCGATGATTCCGTTTTCACCGTCGATCAGCACTGGGTTAGTAAATCCAAACTCACGGATGCTGCCTGCGATCTGTGCTACCTGTGCCTCGCTGTGCGTCCTGCTGTTCCGAGCGTAGGGAATCAGTGAGTCGGTTTTGAGTATTTCTATTTTCGGTTTGTTTTTCATGACGTAGTTTTCTCTTGACGTGTTTTTCTCTGTTGGTAAAATCTTGGTTATCACATCCTCAGCGCCTGTCTGAGCGCATCGAGTGTTGGTTTGCCGTCTCTCCCGATTGCCTGCGGTCCGAGCCTGTCGGTGATCGTCTGCCGTGCCTCGTTTGCCAGTTCGGGCGTGAGGTCATCAATGCTTGCATCGACGCCAGCGTTGAATTGCTTTCCGAGGTCAACGCCGAATTGCGCGACGTTCGGAGCTTTGACTCGCTCGCCTTTTCGAACCAGCTTGCGGCGCTCGGCTTCGGCACGTTTGACCGGCTCTTGGATCATGTATGAGTTAAAGCCAAACGGACCCCATGGCACGTCGAAGCCGCCGATGTCAGCGGCGTTTTGGAACTGCCAATAGGCGAAGTCATCCCATCGTCTCACGTCACCCTCAGCTTCGACATGGCGCTGCCGCTTGATGCGAGCACCTGGTCGTCGAACGAAGCGTGCCGCGGGATTGAGATTGAGCCAATCCTCATTGCGCATCCTGCCCTGCCATTGAGCGAAGGTTGATGCTTGTTCGAGGTTGGTATTGTAAATGAGTTGTAAGCGAGCGTTTGAAATAACGTTGGTGATTTTCTGATCCTTGTAGTCTGCCGGTGTTGCCAGTCCTTCCTGAATTAAAAACTCTGCCGACTTCTCGCGGAACTTGGCGAGTCCCGTCTCTTTGTAGGCTGTCACGATCTCGCCCGTGTTTACGTCCACGATCTCCTCTGTGGCGTCTGCTTGCCAATCCAGCAACATGTTCCGCATCTTGTTCAGAACGCGCGCTGAGGTCACTGTGGCGCTGAAAAACGAGCGATTGCGAATTGCCGGTGCCATCGCTAACCATTCGCGCCATCGGAACCACGACGGCGTGACTTGGCGCCGTGAAAGGTTTTCGACTGCTTGAAGGAATGCGTTCATTTCGTGGAGCTGTTGAGTTCGGCGATTGCTCGCTTGCCCACCGGCGTGAGGTGGTAGGTTGACGGTCTGCCTGGCTGCTTTGTGATCATGCCCTTTTGCGTGAGGCTCCAGAGCTTGTTATTCACAAAGACTAGACCGACCTTGGCATGGTTGGCGATCTCACGCATGGTTCGACCGTCAGCGATGACGAAGATCCGAGCTTCGCCCATGCCGATGCCGAGGCTGTAGAGTTTGCTGACGATGCAATGAACCGTGGTAGTGGTCACGCAAGCAAGATACAGAAAACGAAGCGGTTGGCAAGCGTGAAATCAGATCGAGTTCGCCCCTGCTCCTCGCGCCTGAACATGCGGGAGCAGAGGCGTTAGTTCCCGTCCATCACTCGATGGGGAGATTGTTGATTGCCGCTTGCACGGCATCATAAGCGCTGATCATGGCTCTGGCTTTCTCGATCTTCTTGCAGTTCGACCAGACCGTGTCATGACCGGCGGAGAAAACTAGCCCGATCCGAGCGAATGTCCAGCCTCGGTCACGCATGACAGCCTGCACGACTGCTCTGGCGTCTGCTGCTTCCTGAAGTCTTGTCTTTGTTGTGACGAGGTCAGGATCGACGCCCATCTCGGCGCTGACGATTTCGATGATGTCGGAGATTTTCATGGTTTGTATTGCCTTGAGCATCGACTGATTACTTGATCACCGGGAACTGCTCGATGGCGTCTCCCTTTTCACGCCACCGCAGGAATCGCACCGATGTTCCAGCCCTCGCGTGATTCCATGCTTTGATGCAGAGCGCCATCATGTATGTTTTCGACATTTTAGCCTTTGAGAGTGAGTTGCCCATCAGTCTCTCACGTAGAGCATACCAAGGAGTGCCTCCCTCTAGTCCGATGCCGCGAATAACTTTTTCTACGAACTGGTCAGCAAGTGCTGCATCTTTACGGCTGAACAGGTAATGGCAGGCATCCAGAACGCTCGGTAGAATCAAGCCTTTGGCTTTATATGAGGTTTGAAGTGATTCCCGCGCCTCATGATACTTCTCAAGAAGTTCTTCCATTTCTGTGTTGGTATAGCTGACGCTTTTGTCTGCTCGTCCAGTCATATATTTATCCACGAGAACTAAGCAAGATGCCAGTCGGCAGGCATTTTGTTCACCTCGAACTCCCAGCGTGTCGCCAGCGCTGCGGCGCTTTCCTACGTCTTTCGTGTCAAACACATCAGATGCCAGTCCCTCGACCACGAATGTCTGGATCGATACTCCAGAGAGCACTACGGCTGCGAGTCGGTGTTGCCCGTCGATCAGGCGATCTTCATTTATGCAGATCGTGTCTCCGTTCACTTTCCATGCTCCGCGCTTCATCTCCTTTGCTAGAGACTCAACATGGATTCGATTCATCGGACGATTTCCCGCATTCTTTTCATTCAGTATTTTTTGCGCCCACTCGGGCGTAATGGTCATTAGGTTTGCTTTCATATTGTTCTATTTACGTTAGTTTTGTGTTTGTGTTAGTAGTTTCTTTTTCTGGTGTGTTTATTGTGTTGTTCACGGGATTATTCACGATCTCTCATTTGAGAGTATGGAACTTTTCGCAGCAAAAAGGCGTCCGGGATGTGCATGAATGTTTCCGTTTCAGTAGCCCACGGGTGGCGGAATCGGAAGATCATCGTGGATATTGCCACCCATAGAAGTGCCGCGACGATGAACCCGTAGAACGCGCCTTTGCTGAAGGACAAAACTGCGTCAATAAGTTGCTTTTTTGTTATTTCTATTGTCGTCATTGGTTTTCATGGTTTTTGTTTGTGTCGCTTCCTCATGCCTTCCCACGATACTTCGTAGGCTCTCTCCCATGCGGGGTTCCGATTGGCTAGCAATACCCACCATAAGCTCCTGCGCTTGCGGAAAACGTGCGAGATCCGTGCTTGCTTTTGTTTGTTAGTCATCGCCGCTTCCTTTCCATGCGAGCGCATCTTGCCAGCCGTGGCGGTAGGTCTGAGAGTAGGTTTGCAATCCGCAACGCCCAACGTGCTTGCGATACGCGTCAGCAATCGCATCTTGCATGTCTATCATTTTGCTGGTGTCAGCAATATGATCAACCCACTCCAGCAAGCTCTCTTTCCAGTCGCTGGCGTAGGGAGGGTGGTTTAACCGCTTAGGTATCCCTCCACCTCCCCAAATGCTATCCCACCCTTTCCTCGATGGCTGATTATCGTGGTGGATCACCTTACCGTTTGCATTCTGCGCAATATACCTGGGGTTGTGAATCCCCGCCGCTTTACAGGCAGCGAGCAGGGACTCCGATAGTTGTTGTTGTGTGTTCATAATCTCGAAATTTGATATTTGATAAAATCCATTTGTAAATACAGACCGCAGATCTCGGCTTGCTTGCGCTGAATGTTGCTGCGCTCGTCCACCGGGAAGTTCGAATACTCTGGTCGCTCGATAAGAGCCTCCAGCTTGTCGCATTGTGCCAGCAGCTCAGCCTCCAGCGCGATGGCTAGTTCCAAGGCGCGTTCACTCATGGCTGACCTCCTTTGCTTTTTTAGATTCACGATTTTCAATGTGTCTAGCTAAAATCTCGGCATAGTTTTCTTCGTCGCTTTCTGCCATTGCCATCAAAACTAGCGGCGACGTTATGCCGACCGCTCTCGCTATGCGCTCAAAACATTTTGAAAATCTTAGCTCGCTCTCCCGCATGTCGGCAAGCTCACGTTCGAGCTTCTGTGCGTCCTGAATTGGCACCATGTATTCGCCAGAGAAAGCCATGCGCGTGGCTGCGTCTGTGCGCGGTGTGTCACTCACTGGTCACCTCCTTTCGCGCCGTATGCGCTGCCTTTCGCGTCCGAGCCGTCGAGGTCGGTCGCTGGTAGGTCGAAGCCGGCGTCCTCGCGGTAGAGTTGGATGAGAACGCGAAGCCATAGAACTGCGTTGATGACTGCGATCAGGATCGCGATGATTCCGACCGTTAGAATGATGGTGTCTGTGGTGTCTAGTTTCATTGTTCGGTATTTTCTTTGCTGAGGGTTTCGATCTTCTGCGTGAGCCAGCCGAGCGTAGTTGCGTCGTTTGCTGGTGATGGGTTATAAATTGCTTTGCGTAAATCCTGCATTGCAAATAGCAGCAGCATCTTTGCTTCGGCTTCGGTGAGGTTTTCTATGTGTTCGTTCATGTTGGTAGTTGGTTGTTGCCCTGCGGCGCGCTCACAATACAATAATTCCTTGTAAATTGACAAGCATATTTCGCAATAAAAATGAAAATAGTTCTCTAGCCTTTATGTATCAATGGATTTTTCGTGCTATTTTTTTTCGTTGGTTAGTCTATTTGCTGCCGCAATCGCTCTTGTGAGCCGTGGATGCATCATGCTCGCGCCTTCGTGCCTGCCGATCTCATCCGTCAAGTTCCGCAGTGCTGCCATTGCATCATTTAGCTCTCGCTCTAGTTGCTCTGCGTGATTTAACATTTCGAAATACCAGTAGCCTTCACGCATTTTATCCGTTCTCGGTGTGTCTGATTCTTCGTTCATCGGTCAGTTGGTTTGTAGTTCGCAGGTGAGAATTGCAGTTCGTCCAGCATATCGCTTGGTTCTTGTCCCCCGTTTGCCATCGCCTCAATCCACAGTGCTGGGTCAATGGTTGCGGTGTGTTTCCATCCTGCTGCCAACAATTCCGTTTCTTGGATTTCATCTGCGGATAGGCATTTTATCACTCCATTTAGGGCGTAAACGTACAATATTCGGTTTAGTTTGATTGTGTTCATTTTGTTTCGTTGGTTGTTTCTGTTGTAAGTAATTCTAAGCCAAATCCACAAACTGCCACCGTGCGAGGGTCTGCAATTGCTTTTTGTATTTCGTCAACTGTCCACTTCTGTTCTCGTTGTCGGCAAAGTATTTTTAGTGCGTTTTGGTAGGTTTTGAGGCTTGATTCCAGTTGCAAGATTTTCGCTTGGTTACAGTCTGATTCAGCGACTAATTGCCGCATTGATTCGATTATTCTTTCTGTTTTCATTTTGTTTTGGTTCTGTGGTTAAAAGTTCGGGCTGTCATCCGTGTCGGTTTTTGTCGGATCGAAGCCCAGGTAGGAGCGGAAGTCCAACCCATCGCCGAGATGACCGAGTTTCGCTCTGGTTTGCTCTTTGATCTGCGCATGTAGCGCGTCCACTTCCTGCCGCCCTGCGTAATATGCCGTTTGCTGAGCCTCAGCGTGCTTTTCCTCGCGTTCTGCGTTGCGGATGGATAGATTATACCCTCTCGCCACTAAATCGCGAATTTCGGCACTTGTGAAGCCCATGCAGAAGCCTGACAGCTGCTCGCCGAGGATCATGAGCTTTTTGACCTTTCGAGCTTCGCCATCTTTCCAAATTGACTTCGGTGTGAAAAGATTACTCTTTCGCAGGTCGCCTATAAAGTCCTTTCGGCTTTTCGGGTCTTTGTGGAAGTTGTCGAGTCGTTCGGCAATGAGCCAAACGGCATCGCATGACCGGCAATACATGCCGCGTGAGCTTGGGCGAGTGCAATTGATGCAGGGTCGTGTGTGTAGTTTTGTTTCTGTTTTCATGATCCGTAATAGAGTGAGTCTCGTGAGTTTGGTGCGCGGTAGCCTGTGGCTTTCTTCCAGCGTTCGCAAGCTGTCCATATGCCGCTGAGTGATTCGCAGAACTTGCTGCGGTTGTCTGGTCGGAAATATCCTTCGGCGTTCGATTCGAAATATGCTTTCAAGACCTGCAAGTCATCCTCCGTGAGCGCGGTGAGCTGTTCCTTGTATTTGATGAGAGCGGCTCGATCCTCATTGTTCCACGGGATTTTTTGCCATGAAGTTCTGATGCCGTCGATTGCGCCCATCAGTGTAATGGCTTCGTCGTCTGGAATTGACGTGGGTGTCATCCCTTGTGATTCTGGCAAGTTCTCCCATTGTCGATTCTTGACCCATTTCTCTATTCCCTCGCAAAATCCAGTTTGCCATTTATTGCTCGCGTTCCAAGCTGTCAAAGCGTTTTCAATTATGGCTTTTGTCGGTTTGTCTTTTGCTGGTATTTTTCGCCAAGCATCAGCAAGCTTTTGTTTCCCGCTTCTTTCCCTGCCCTCTTTAGGGCAACCAGACCAGATCATTTTCAAAATCTCACTTTCGTCCGATGAAATCGGGCAAGAGATCAATTCCATTCCTTTACCTGTTCCCTTGCTCCCTGTTCCTTTCCTTTCCAGACGGTATTCATCCCGTATTGATACGGTAGTGCTACCGTAGTCGAAAAACTCCTTTATCTTGCTTGTTTTTGGCTTATTGATGACCTGATGCAAAAGGAAACTAGGTATCCTGCCGATGTCTCCATGGCTTTCATGTTTTCGCAGTTCGACATACCCTATTTCGGATAGCTCCCGTATTGATACGGTAGTAATACGGGAATCGTCATCCAATGGTCTGATGAGATTTCGTATCATTCTCGCATCTGCGAAAAAATAGCCTTCATCATCTGCTACGTTCAATAATCCAATCGCAAGCAACTTGGTGCTGTCTGATTGTCTGGACATCACGGGATGCGCCCAAAATTCTGGTTTAATTGTTCTGATCCTCATCTTATTTTAGTTTTGTAAGCCATTGTTCGTAAATCCTTGTCGCGATCTGTGCCGTCATAACTGGCGGAACGCTCATACCGATAAGATACTCGGGTTTACTTCCTTGGAAATCGTAGTCCATTGGAAATGATCCGCATCGCATGACTTCATGAAAATTACGATAGCGCGATTCACCCCAAATGATAACCTTATCTTCTCCCGTTATTGTCAGTGGAACTTGGTTTTTATAGGTTAGCTTGTGAGAAAAGAAATCTTGCTTCCCTTTTAGCCTTTCAGCGGCGTATCTCAAATCCGTCTCACCCTCGATTGCTGCGCTATAAATGGACTTAGCTACTCCTGTCACTGGCTTGTCGCAATATGGCTCCATAATTTCAGAAAACAAAATCTCAGATTCGTTAAACTCTAAATCAAGGATCGGCTCAGATTGGAGTAGCTAAGTCCATTTATAGCGCAGCAATCGAGGGTGAGACGGATTT